TGAACTCAAAAGGCTTTTCGGCAAAGATCCAATTGATGCAGTTCATATAACTGCGCTCGTCGGCTACTAAGAGATAGTTGTTTGCCTTGGAGTCAAAAATGTCCTCGATGTAAATATTCTCCTTGGTAAGATTGATGCGCTTGAAAGCAGAGGAGGTAGAGCGACGCCTGCGGATGTTTTGGGAGAAGGCTGCAATCACAATGTCATTGACCTTCTGCAAGCAGTTGGACTTGAAGGTCTGACCGGAAGCTGAAGTGAAAACGAACTCCCGATTAGCAACTGTCCGAAAGATGGGATTGGCGCAGATTTTAGATTGCGCGTCAACGAAGTCCGCGAAATCATTGAACTTGCCGATATTGTTCTGGAAGTCCACCAGCATATCGGACTGAACCTTGTTAAAAAAATTAATTAAAAAGGACTTCGTGCGCGGATTGTATTCCAGACTCTCACGGGAGTGATGTAGAGCTACAGAGCCAACAGGAACAAAGAAAACGAAATGACGAGCAGAATATCCGCGATTATTAATCGTGGAGACGAACTCGGCAATCTTGCCCTGAGTCCCAACAGTGATCAAGGGTCCAAGATCGACAGGGTAAGGAACCCCGCCCATAACAAGCAGGGCGGACATACCGTGATGGCAAGGATGATTGCCATCTCCATCATTCTCTGCTTCACTGAAGTGCCCCCAAGAGTCGGTCTTGATAGTCCAGTTCGTGACGATCTTCTGCATACCGTGCAGAACGAAATCCTTGTCGAGGAAGCAAGTGCAGTAAGCGATAGCCTCCTTGAATTCGGACAGGTTGTCCATTTTCACTGCAACGATGATCTCCAAGCCACTCTCGCCAGTGCAAGCCTGCTCGCCAAGCTTGGTGAAGCGGGTGTTGCCCTCCTCGTCAACGTAGACGGAGATGATCACTTCCTTGCCCTTGTTGCGGGAAACGACGTTGAAAGTGTCTGTGTAGGACAGAGGAGCAAAGCGACCGATACCGAATCCACCAATGCAAGTGTTGTCGTCGCGCTTGGTGGAGCGACCGTACTTGGTGTAAAGACCAAAGAGGTCTTCCTCAGACAAGCCAGCGCCGAAATCGCGGACCTTGAAAACAGGGTCTTGGAAGCTCGGGCAAGTGATCTCGATGGGCCGATTCGCGCCAGAGTTGGCGTCAAGGGCGTTGGCAACGGTCTCGCGAACCGTAGCCAAAATCGGCTTGGAGTAATTGTTGCGGAGGAGCGAGGAGATGTAGCGCATCTCCTGCGGATCGATGGTAGCGATTTCAGACTTGAAGTCGCTGGATTCAACAACGTTGCGCTGGATGGTTTGAACAATCATTGGAGCAATTTGATGAGCAGAGTATCGCTGATCCCCCCGCCTGCCGTCAAGCGGTTTGTTTAACTTTTTCTGAGAGAATTTCTAAAACCTTGTCAGTGAGCCACTTAAACTCGTTTTCTGAAGGCTCTTCAACCGCCAAAGAGAAGAGCGGATCTTTGCTGGTGAACGAAATCGCGAAGTCCCCTTGGAACTTGAACTGCTTGAGGAAAGCGGTGTTCAACTGCTGGTATACCCAGTATACGTCGTTAACGTTCTTGGAAGAATAGATGGTTGGGCGATTCATTTTAATTACTTTTAATTCGCTGGCTCGACGCAGAGCGTCAGAAACTTCTTGTAGGAGGCGAGGGTCTTAATGTGAATCCACACTTTGCCCTGCTCCATAATCTGCTCGTCGGACATTCCCTCTGACACAAGGTGCTGGATGAGGTTCTCGTTCAGCGCAAGGAACTCGACCTTGCGTGACTTGAAGTTCCACGCGATTACGCTGGAGAGCGCGGCGATCACTACCTTGTAGCCGGTGACGGACTTCTTCTCGCTTTCGTGCTCTAGGTTGATCGGCGCAATTTCAAATGGGATATTTTTATCAATTAAAAAGGCGGCGACCTTATCTTTTGTACTGTCTATTTTGCTTTGCATTGTTGGAGGATGTGAAAAATGGCGTGATCTTTGGACTTGAGTTCTACGTCGAAGAACACGGGCTTGCCGTAGGAATTGGGAATGCCTGTGGGCATATCGGCGTGTTTGCGCGTGCCATCGACACCCTCGGAGTAATGAAACAGAGGGGTAGTAGGCCAAGTAGAATGAGCGAGATGGAAATCAGCAGAGTCATCGTTGCCGTGATTGCAGAACTGACGGTGCAGGGAATCGTAAGTGATTGGAATGCCTGCGGTCAGGAAGAAGTACTTGTGAAGGTTAGAGATAGACCAAGTGCCGTTGGCATTGTCGTTGACCTCTAGCACAAGGCGAGAACGCACGTTGCTGGGCAGGCGATTGAAGTTGGCAAGGAAACGTTGCGAAACCTCGGCAGGGTCGCCGTCTTGACGGCAGTGAATGTTGAGGGGAGAGCGGTAGTCGTTGGGCAAGTCGAGCAAGTCGAACAGGTCAGCGTGTGAGGCAAGGTCGGTGATGCTGTTGTTGACTGCGGCGGCGTCGTTGCTGGTCAAGGTGATGTACTCTGAAGGGTGAGCAGAGATACGAACGCCAGTGAGCTTGATAGTGCGAGAGATGGCATCGAGAGCGGCGCGAAGGTCGGACCAATTGGGTAAATCTTGCAGACGTAAGTTAACGTCAGGATGGTCAATGACAGGGGTAAGAGAGGATGACAAACGGTATCCAGCAATGCCGCAATTGGCGCAGTATTGGATAGTTGCGTTGGTAACAATAAAATTGTTGAGGATGCGCTCGCTGAGGGTGCGAACAGCGTCGGCGCGAGGCAGCGCAAGGAAACGAGTCAGAGTCATAGTCTGAAACTTGATTCCGCGCTCGGCAAGGACGTTGGAGATGCAGCAAAGTGCGAGTTGCATAGGGTGAGTGAGTCAGATCAATGGCAGCTTGTCAACAGTGCAACTGCTCGATTTTCAAATTAAAACAATTAGATGGGAACTTGTATCGGTCTCCTCTTGGATCGGGATCAAAGTCGCCGCCCTTGAAGAATGTAGCCTGCTCAAAGAAATCGCTCTTCTTAATGTAGCCAAGAATCCAGCCTCTGCTGTAGTCGCCAAAGATGCTGGTGAACAGGTAGTAATCGCATTTCTGCTTGGTGTTGTATTCTTTTACTGTGCAGTTGTGCCAAGGCTGCGGTACAACGTTGCGCTCCTTGGATTTAATTTCAAATAAAAATAACTTGGGGGAGATCCAGTCGAAATCGAAGCTCATATCGGATACGATTCGCCCGCCCCAAGTCTTCTGAACCATCAGATCAGAGAGCGCGGCTATCTTGGTTCCGTGATTATTTGTGTCCGAATTGTTCAAAATTGGAACTTGCGCGGCTCTTTCCAAAGCCTCGCTAATCATATCATTACTTATTTGAACCTCGATCATTCCTTTTTGAATTGGTAAAAGTAGTCCCAGTTGTCTTCTGCGACCCATTTACCCTCTCCTTCGCAGGAGAATTCCTTTGTAAATACCTTCCAGTCAGGTTTGTCAAGCTTTTTAGAAATAAAAGCGCCGCCATCTTTCCAAGTCAGTCGGTTGTTTGGCTGTAGGAATAACTGATTAACCGGATCACCTTTCTTGTTCTGTAGCCCCCAAATTAAATGTCCGCACTTGTGACCTCCAGCCATTTCAGAATAACCGTAAGCTGCGTCGGGGTTATCGTGCCAGTCTATTGTGAATAGATATTTGCCCTCAATCCATTCACGATTCTTCAACTGCACTTCAACAGAAGCGTTCTTGTGGTACTCGTATCTGGTAACAGAAAGGGTGTTGGAGTAGCAGTCCCAAAGCTGTAACCAATCAAGCTCAAACTTGGAGTGTTCTGGGTCTTTAACCAGATAATGAATCGGCACTCTGTCGTGTCTTGACCCAAGCTCCGTCATAATCTGGAACATTAGGCATCTTCTGGTTAAGGAAGTGATGCCGAATACTTCGCAGGGAATGTATTCTGTATTTTTATTAGTATTATTGTACAGGAAGTCGCTTTTGAGGTAAGCGAAGAAAGTTGGGATGTTTGAGTTAAGATACGGCATTTGTCACTTCCAACCCCACAAGAAATCTTGTCCACGGCCCAGTTTTATATGAGTATTGATAAAATTTTTAGATCTTACAAACTGCACGAATGCAACCCTTTCTTTTTGGCTAAAGCCGTGAAGCTCAAAAAAAACTTTTGATATCTTAGCCCAAACTTCATTGCTGACATTCTTAAAAGCAGACCTTTCTGCTCCTTCTATATCGACTTTCATATAATCTATTTTAACTATTTTATTATCTTTAAAGAAATCATCCAATGTAATAGATTTTATAGGTCTAAACTCGTTGTTGCTGGGCCATTTAGAAATCATTATCTCTCCAGCCTCGCAGGCAATAGCAACGTTCTCTAGTGTCCAGTTAGACCGTTTATTTTTTTCTAGTGCTTGAAACACATCTGGATCTGGTTCAATTGCATATATTTTATGCGCCCCGC